GCCGTAGCCCTTCAGCCAGACGTCTCCCCGCAGGGCGGCATACATGGTATTACGAAGGGTATCCACTCCCAGACAAGCAACTAGCCACTCAGCCCTCCCAGGTTGATGGCCATCGTTTGGTGGTCCATGCCAAACGACATCGCCGACAAAAGAAAGTAGTGACACTTTCACCCCAATAAAACAAAACATATTTTTGTATTTGTGCCTCACCTGGCCTAGGATCATTGGCTTATTAGTATTTTTGTTATGGCACCTACGACACTTAGGTTCAGCCATTTTTATGTTGTGGATTTGTACTCGCTCACACCCCCGGGGTCGCATCCCGAACACACCACAACAGTGTGTTGTTGAGGGGAACTAAGATTAAGGGGGAAGCAACCCAACAGCAAACTGGGTAACGTTAATGGCCTCGGTAACACCAAGTTCATTTGTAACGCCCCCAAAGTTGATTTGGTCAAAGTCGATTCCGCCGCCTGGCGCACCCCCGGTGGGGAGTGTGCCACTAGCGCCTATACCCAAACCTGGAGCTGTAAGACCCGCAGCAGTATTAACTATAGCAGCGCCCATAAGACATTTAGCCGTAGAATTACTGGCAGTGTTTGCACTCCAGGCAATCACGCCAACTTGACACCTAGTAGATGTACCAACAACAACTGGTGGTACAAGACTAGCGGTCGAATTGCCGAACCATGCAAATGTTACTCTATAAGTAGCAGCAGCATTGGGTAAAGTGATAATAAGTCCTACGTTGTCCACCGCCCAGCCCTCTTGGTCAGGAGCCAACGTTGTGGTTGCCTGACCAAGCGGCCTAGCATTGGTATAATCATTGCCTATACCAATGTGCAAGTGCAACGGGACACCAATGAGGCCTGGAACCAATGTTGGTTTGAACAACTGTATGTCATAAGACACCCAGAGTTCGCCAAGAACATTACTTTGTCCATTCTGCTGCCCATCAGACCTAACACTAAGCCTGCCAAGGTCAAATGTTTTAATATCTGACCCAGCAGGGATGTTGTCAGGAAATGAACGAATGTATAACCTAGACAATGGATTCTCTCTAGGGGAACATTCAACCGGCATGATACAATTACCTGAACAAATGGTGTCAACCGCCCACATCTCACTAAGGAGTGCTTGACGTGACACTGGTGGTAAAGAATCAGCCCTATATTGAAACGCCATACTGACAGTGCCCATGGCAGTGTTAGTACCGCTAACAATGGCAGTAGCAGAAGTAGACTTAAACTCAAAAATCAACCCCTTGAGACTGTACTCCTCAAAATTTGAGGCGACAGCCGCCAACCAACGGAACACTGTTCCGTTACCGGGGTTGATAGTGAAAGTAGTGGTGCCTTGGTTTGAACCAATTGTGGTGACAAATTCACGATGCCTTATATTTAAGGAGTTGCCTGTGCCACCCATCATTGGAACCTGACTATTGGAATCCCACAACACATTTTGTTTCATATGGTAGGAGCCACTCCCGAAGATTTCAGGAATAGCCCCGCCAGTAACAAAAGAGCCAGCGTAATTGCCAGCCTTACGTAATAGCGATCCAACGTATCTATCGTTCGACCCAGGACCATATTTAGCCGACATCGCAGAGAGTTGTCGTTCGAGCTCCGCGACGCGGTTTCCTCCTGGTGCTGGGGTGCTTCTCTTCTTAGTTCTTGCAGTTGTTCTTCGTGCTGGTGATTGATAAACCACCAACTTCTTATTTTTAGTCATAGTATTGGATACCGGATGACCGCCCGGGACTGTACATCACTAATGAACCTGTATCAGGGGGCGCCGTGCAGTCTCTTGGCATTTTGTTTAGCACGATATCCGTTTTGGGCCATTACCATTAGCAACCCAATATAATATCCATGAAGTTTGAGGTGCTGCAACCACTCTCTAGCCTCAACTGTGACAGGTGTTCTTCGAGTAAAAACTGGACATGAGGTGGAACTCCAAACGCCTCATGGAAAGAAAGTCTGGTCTTATCCGAAATGTTGGAACTCGAATAATCCAGCCCTGTGGCAAGATGCCTAACCCACCAAGACGTAGTGGGATGGGACATCTTGCCTCTAAGACCATTGCGTTGGAAGAATTTATAAAACTCCCTAAACAATGGCATTGAACCATATAGTGACAAACCGGCAGTGCCCACTGCCTCACTCCAACTTTGAAAACCCCTGGAAGTCTTTTCGAACTTGCAAATTGAGTCTGTTACGAAGGCTCTTTTTGGATTTCTTACCATTAGGTAATCACCAATTGACGGGCCGACAAAAACTGGTTGTGTTTGACAAAATTGAACATGTTCAATTTTGGAAACCACAGCATCAACCTTCATGTCGAAACCATATCCACGATACCAGTTTTTCAGTGAATCAACTGTAAAACCAGGACTTTCAACTATTATGACAACGTCATCCCCATTGACGATTAATTCGTGTTTGGGTACCCCGGTATTCAAACAGAAACCCTGAGCAAGTGCGACTGCCAAAATGCAGTTCCCCAAGCCAGTGTTCATCGTTCCGGTCATACGTTGTCCTAATACCTGCGTTTTAATGGTGCCGTCATGAGCTCGTAGTTTGATGTTGTTGCGTAGCTGTTTAGACAACAGCCAAGCCAACTGGTCTTTGTCAGAGCCTTCAACCAATTGCAAGTAGACTCGAAATTCCTCTCTTAACATCCAGTATGACACGTGCTGGTCAAATCGCTTCGCATCAATACTGTACGCCAGTGGTTTTTCAAACCTTGCCCACTTTTGGGCAATACACCTACCCTGTTCCAACGCGTTCATTCCTTTAAATATAATAGGGTATTTACAAACAGAAAAACTGTCAGTGATTGATTGGTATATTGTATGCTCAGCATGTTTAATAAACCTGCCGAGCATCGTGTTATAGTCAATCCCCAACGCTAAAATTAACCTGAACACAGGGTCCTTTTTAATTAACGCTTCGTATTTAATGAACCCCTTTGTTACACTCCAATCCCTGGTAGTGATTGTTTCAACCAACAACCTTTCGGCTGAATGAAGATACATTTTCCTTTTGCGGCCACGGAACGACCCAGCGAACTGATGGTCACTCAACGGGGGAACTCGGGGAATATGTTTGATAAGTTGTGAAATTACGAAATTTACCATGGGAACGGGATTGGGAGAAGAGGTAAAGGTTAGTTTAGTGCGGTTTGTTATATTACATCCATCAGGCAGCAATGGGTATTCCAGCTCCCCAGTGCTACTTGGGACGTACAACAACCTGCACATAACAGCGGAGTGTAAGTTGGTAAGGGAATTTTCTGGGATATTTACAGTCGCTGTTGGTGACAGTCCCTCATATCTGTAACACCAACGGTCGACCTTTTTGCCGCCCGAGTTTGACTGCATTGTTATTCCGCCCCCTCGATAAGGACATTTAACAGATACAGCAGTCAAAAACTGACGGCAAACCTATGCGTTTGGGTAAGGAGTGTAAACTGCTTTGTACCAGCCAAAGAGCCCACTCCCCCAAAACCAGGGTGTCCAATCAACCCTGGAACGCAATTCTCTCTGCGCTTCCTCCCGCCGAAGGACAACACACCTAGAGTTATTGACTCTAGCATCTTGCAGCACGTCTTCTGGAACAATATAGTATTGCTTGACAGCTCCCTCCAACAACCGGCTGTAATCGCATCTGCGGACGTTTGGAATTTGTTCCAACCGCTCACGCATAAACTTTCTAACAACCTGGTCATTGAGTGGGGTGCACGCAAGCAATCCATAATGTCCCCGTGCTTCATCAGATAGGTGTCTAACCCATCTAAACCGAGAACGCCCCCTGGTATTAACGGGTTTCCTGCACCCGTTGGGTATCACAGTCTCATCTCCTCCACTGCCCATGAGTTCCTCGCAATGTTTCGCGTCAGACAACGAACGCTCAACATCCTCCGTGGGATCAAAATCTTCATCATCTAATTGCTCAAGCATAGACTGGCCAAGCCTATTGTTGTGCAATTCTCTTCTAAGTCTCCAAAGTGGGCCTACCCACTTCCAACCTAAAGTACCTCGAGTCGTTTTGATTTGATCAAATAACATGGTGTAGTGACCAACAGGATGGTCAACTGCAAGCTCAGTAATACGTCTATAATGATCGTCTTCCCGAGCTTTACGGCAAAATGCCTTTAAGTACGATTCTGCCATTGGATGAGTGATATTGTGTATGTTCATAGATTCCGGTATCGTCTGGTACGCCCTATTTAATGGCTAGGGACGCCAACCCCTTTAAGCTGGTAGAGTTACTCTAATGGTTGATGAGCCACGACACTTTCGCCAACCAAGGTTACTTGTATCCCAACGATTTCCAAAAAGGAGATAAACCAAG